CAAATTGCCGGAAAAGTTGCGTGGGAGGCATCAGCCGTAGATCAAATGAAAGGGTCGTGGAAAGACGAGTTTGTTTTACTAGCTTTGATGATACCTGCAATCTGTGCCTTCTTACCTTTTATGCAACCACACATAGAACGTGGGTTTCAGATTTTGGAAAGTTTACCGGAGTATTATACCCACCTCTTATATTTAGCCTGCTCTGTCAGTCTGGGGGTTAGGGCGGCACCTGGTATCAAAGGAATGATTTCTAAGAAGAAATGACAACAAAATGCATAAAGTGTGACTGCTTATGCCATTGTTGTTCAACTTGTATGTGCGAATGCACCATATGCGAACATGAAGAAACAGAAACTAACAACAACAGTTCCTCCTAAAAGAGGACCAACACCACAAGGGTTGAAAATTAATTATAAAAAGATACAAATAGTTAAGACAAACAAATAAGGATATTCTTAACGATGAAACACACGTATTTTAAAATACCTGGGTGGTTTAATTACTCAGAAACTTACGATATGATTGTTGACCAAATACCCGAAGATGGAAAGATTGTTGAAATTGGATCTTTTCTAGGTAGATCAACACATTACTTAGCTACAAGCTTAATAAATGCAAATAAAGAAAACGTAAAAATTTATTGCGTAGATACTTTTGCAGGTTCATCAGAACACGCAAATTTGGATTTACCTCAAGACTTTTCACACATCTTTAAAGAAAATCTTCAATACTTTATTGGAAGAAATATGGTTATTCCTTGTCAAGGAAGATCAGATGACACAAGTATATTAGAGAAATTTGAAGAAGCTACTATTGATTACATAATGGTTGATGGTGCACATGAGTATGAACCTGTGATAGATGATATACAAAATTGGTGGCCTAAATTAAAACCTGATGGAGTAATGTTTGGAGATGACTATCAACTTCAAGCAGTTTCCGAAGCTGTAAGAATAACTCTTCCAGCAGTTATGGCAGGTGGTTTAGGTGTTAATGGCAGTCAAGAACAAACATGGTATGCGAGTAAGGATCAAACTTATAAATCTTTCGAAAAGACGGTACCTGGTCTTAATTGTCTTAAATGAGTATTTTTGTTCTTCACAATTATCAAAAGGAACTCAAAGGTTTAAAAGAAAATCTCCTAGAAAATCTTATCGTAGGGGTTGAAAAATTTGAGGATTACAAGTATATTTTAGGAAAGATACACATGCTTGAAGCATGCCAACAGGAACTTTCTCGCCTGCTGGAACAAGAGGAGAAAATTGATGACTAAGACGTTATACGTGCCTGATCACGTAAAAGCAAAACTAAACAATCCTTCTAAAGGGATTGATCAGGAGAAAACTGAAATAGATAAACTTCCAAAACCCGTTGGATGGAGAATTTTAGTTTTACCTTTCAAAGCAAAAGAAAAGTCAAAAGGTGGTATTTTACTAACAGATAAAACTATCGAAGACTCACAATTAACTGCATCTGTTGCCATGGTGTTAGCCGTGGGCGATGATGCTTATGCAGATAAAGAAAAGTTTCCTAATGGACCTTGGTGTAAACAAGGTGATTGGGTCGTGTTTGGCAGATACGCTGGTTCTAGAATCAGAATAGATGGAGGAGAAGTAAGATTACTCAATGATGATGAAATACTCGGAACTGTTGATAATCCAGAGGACATATTAACAATACTATAACATGGAGGTACCATGCAAACAGAACTTAACACTGCAAAAGACGAAAAGCTAGTTGATCTTGATACATCAGGTGAAGGAGCAGAAGTCGAATTAGAAGATAAGTCTCATGGTGCTGTTTCACCAGAACAGTACGAAGAAGTAAAAACTGAAGAAAAAGATCCTCTGAATCCTGTTGTTGAACAACAAGGTGAGATGGATCAATATTCTGATAAGGTTAAAAAGAGAATAGATAAGCTGACTTGGAAAGTAAGAGAGGCTGAAAGAGAAAAAGAAGCTGCTCTTGTTTTCGCACAAAACGTGCAAAAAGAATTGCAAGACACTCAGAAAAAAACTTATGACATTGACAAAGGTTATATGTCAGAAAGTGAAGTAAGAAACAAAATGGCGTCTGATCTTGCTCGTCAAAATCTTATTACTGCTAGAGAAGCAGGTGATTATCACAAAGAAGAAGAAGCTAGACAAGCTTTAACTAAACTGGATCTCGAAGCAGAAAGAATAAGAGTTACTAAATCTAAAAAAGAACAAGAGTATGAGCAGTTTTCAAAAGAATTAGAAAATAATGCTCAACAAGTTGTACAACAACCTAGACCACAACCCTCTGATAAAGCTTTAGCTTGGGCAGAGAAAAATACTTGGTTTAGATCAGATGCTGATATGACTGACTTTGCTCAAAGAATACACAGAGGCTTAGTAGCAGAAGGATTTGACACAGAGTCAGATGACTATTATGATGAATTGACTAATAGAGTTAAAAACAAGTTTCCAGAGTCTTTTAAAGACTCGGATCAGACGATCAGAGGTAACACAATCGCCCAACCCGTTGCTTCTGCCACAAGGTCTGCAACACCGGGGCGCAAGTCTGTTAAGTTGACCGCTAGTCAAGTGAAAATAGCAAAAAAGTTAGGGGTTCCCCTATCTGAGTATGCTAAGTACGTTTAAGGAGGTACAAAATGACAGATAATAAAACACCAAGAAGTGCACAAACAAGGGTAACTGAGGAACGTAGAAAACCTTGGAAACCACCGTCTCAATTAGACGCACCGCCATGTCCTGATGGATATAAGCAAAGATGGCTTCGACATCGTGTCAACGGTATGGACGATACTAAAAACGTCAATGCCAGACTCAGAGAAGGCTGGGAGTTAGTGAGGTCAGACTCACATACAGAAGGTCAATACTCTGCATATAATGGAAGTATCAAAGCTTATGAGGGTGTCATCAGCGTGGGAGACTTGCTTTTGGCAAGAATGCCAGTGGAAACAATTAATGAGCGTAATGCACATTACAAGCGAATGACTGATCAACAGACAGAAGCTTGGGAAACAGATCCACTGCGAGAACAACATCCTAGCATGCCTATGAACGCAGATAGGCAAAGTCGTGTATCTTTTGGTGGCGGAAATAAAAAACCATCTCAAGATACTTAATTATAAAGGAGATGAACTATGTCAAATCAACAAGGAAACTTTGGATTTCGTCCTGTTCAAATGCTTGGTGCAGCTTATAATGGTCAAGGCCAACAAGAGCTGTCAATAGCAAGTAACGAGACAAATTCAATCTTTCAAGGTGATCCAGTTGTATTAAATGCAAATGGATCGATTTCTCGTGGATCTACTGCTGGTGCTGAACTAATTGGTATTTTTAACGGTTGCTTTTATACAGACCCTACAACGTCTAAACCAACTTTTTCAAATCATTATCCAGGCGCCATTGTAGCAAGTGATATCGTTGCTAACGTAATCACAGATCCAGATGTGGTATTTGAAGTCAAAGTAGATGACGCAAATGCTGGACAAGCACAAGTTGGTTCAACAGCTAACATCGCAACATACAGCGCAGGAGATACCACATCAGGTATTTCTGGTGTTGTTCTTGATGGTAGCACGTTTGCAACTAGCAGTGCATCAAACTTCGCTGTGTACGCACTTTCAACAGATGTGGACAACAGCGACTATACTGCAGCTAACGCTAACATTCTTGTTAGAATTAATAAGCATCAGTATAGAGATACTACAGGTATATAGGAGGTTAAACTATGGCTATATCTAGAAGTCAACTCGTTAAAGAGTTAGAGCCAGGTTTGAACGCCCTGTTCGGCTTGGAGTATGGGCGCTATGACGCTCAACACGCAGAAATCTTTGAAACAGAAACTTCCGATCGTGCATTCGAAGAAGAAGTAATGTTATCAGGATTTGGTAATGCAAGAACGAAGAGTGAAGGTGGGTCAATTGTTTATGACAATGCGACAGAAACTTTCACAGCACGTTACACACATGAAACAATTGCACTTGGTTTTGCAATCACTGAAGAAGCTGTTGAAGATAATCTTTAT